CGGAATTTGAACGACATCTCGTCAAGGATCTCTTCCTCGACCGCCTGCACCACGGCGCGGACCACGTCCCGTTCGCCGTTGAGATCCGGGGCGCGCATGTGCAGGCCGGTCGAGTCCTCGGACAGCTCCAGCTTGCCGGCGCCCGTGTCGCGGGGAGTGCGCGCGAGCGGCATCCCGGCGTGGTTGAACACCAGCACCACGTCTGGGCTTTCCGAGAGCGTCTTCGTGCCCGCTCCGGAGCGCACGACTTCGTCATACTCGCCGAGCCAGTCCCACATCTTGTACGGCTCGTCATACACCGACGCGTACCCGGACAGCTCGTAGCGGGTGCCCCCGGTGCCGTTCTGCGCCGCGCGGATCTCGAACTTCGCCCGGTACGACCGCCGCTCGGGGCCGGTCACCGCAGCGCGGTCAGCCTTCGTCTTCACGGCATCTTCTCCTTGACCTTGTCCGCGATGTCATCGGCGGTCGGTGCCGGCGCGGGACCCATGTCCATCGGTGTGCCGCCCCACTCGACCGGGGGCAGGTCTTCGTCGTCCCGGACTTCGTTGACGACCTTGGCCTTGCTCCGGAGCGCAATCTCATGGACCCGCCACCGCTCCAAGGCGGTCGTCTGCAACAGGGCGTCCCGGTTCAGCCGGGCGTACTGGGGGCGTGGCAGCATGCTGGAGAGCACCCGTTCAGCGCGGCGAAGCCACCTGTTCACGGCGAACACCAGCAGGTGTTGCGCCCGACCCTCCAGCGTCGCGTACGTCAGCGAGTTGCCGGTCTCGTACCCGAGCACCTCACCGACCCCGGGGCCATAGATGCGCGCCACCTGCGCTTCGGTGTACTTCTGCGTTTCCAGAAATTGCGATTCGTTCGGGTTGACCTGGATCGGCGCGTACTTCCAGCCCTTGCCCAGCACCACGGGTTCACGGCCCCGCACCGCAGCAAGGAACCGCTGTTTCGCGGTCCGGGCCTTGGCCTGATTCAGCTGTTCCTCTTCGTTCGTCAGCATCGCGCTCGGGTGCGCGCCGTCGCTGAACCACTGCGCCCCGAATCGCTCGGCCGACATGCCGAGCCCGATCACCCGGGCGTGATACTCCACCGGAGACGAGCCGAGCAACCGGCCCGGCGCCGGGTACACCCGGCGGTGCCACATGTCGGCCGGCTCCACCTGGCGGCCGTTGACCCGCCACTGCGGACGCCCCTGCCGATCACGCCACCCATGAACCTCATCGGGGTGGTACAGCACCACCTGTGTCGGGAAGAACGCCCGGGCGTCGAATGCCAACGGTTTGCCGAACGCGTTGCCCCGCAACAACCACGACCGCAGGAGTTGGTCAAGCCAGTCCTCCAGGCCGTACCCGTCGCCGGCCGGGTCGAGCAGATATCCCGGCGTCGGCCGCTGCCGCTTGTCCCGGCCGGTCCCGCTGAACACGTCCACCGGCAGCTCTGACGTGAGGGACGCGATCAGGTCCACAGACGACCACATCGCGATCTTCTGCAACGACCACTCGCCACTCCCGTACCCCAGATCCGTGTTCGGACCGAGGTCCCGGTTACTCGGCAACGGCGGGTCGCTGAACACCACCGATCCCCGGCGTTCCCGCCGGTTGCCCCACCAGATGCCCATCAGATCAGACCCGCCGGTCCAGCAGCAGCAGGAACACGCCGAGGGTGATGGCCCCGAGCGGCCGATACACCTCGTACAGGCCGTACGCGATCAACAGAGGCCCGGCGACCCCGGGCAGGCCCCGGCCCACGTTGCGGACCAACGCGCCGGTCACGTCAGCCGCGGTGCCGAGTGCGGCGTCCCACCGGGGGCGCAACCGGGCCACCAAAGCAGTCACAGCCCCTCCTACCAGATGTTCGCGAGCGCGTCGTACGGCTCGTCCGTCTTGATCAGGTGGGCGCGCATCGCGTACCCGCGCCGCGCCACCGACGCCGACACCAGCGGGGACGGCTCCGCATCCGGGTCTTTACGCGACCAGGCAACCGTGTCCCTGGTCGGCACCGCCCGCACCGACAACGCGGCAGCGGTCAACGCCTGCTCGGGTACGTGCCGGAGCACCCCGTTGCGCACGTCGTCCAAGATGTGCCCGCACGCGGCGGCCATGTCCGGCCCCGCGATGACGACCAGGTCCCCGCGCTCGGGTTCGTCGGGCTTCTCAGGCACCGTGATGCCGAGCTGCTCCAGGTCGGCCTTGAGGCTGGCGTACGTGCCCCTGCCCATCGCCACCGCGATCAGGTCATCCCCAAGGGTGGCTTTCCACTCGGCGATCCTGCCCGCCAACCAGAGGGTTCCCGGCCGGTAGTCCACCAGTTGCAGATGGCCGAGTTCATCAGCGCGCAGACCGTAGATCGAAATCGCGGCGTAGTCCCGTTGGGTGGCGATGTCCACCCCGAGCACCACACCACCGGTCCGCTTGCTGTCCGGGTCGGCGAGCCGCTCCCACTTCTGAGGGTTGATCGACCCGCCCCGACCACCGATCTGACGCGGCCAAATCCCGAGTTCCTCCCGCGCGAACCCGAGCGTTGACATCGACCGGCGGAACTTCGCGATCCGGTCGAGCCGCTTGCGGATGCCGACCGCCGGATTCGCAGCGGCCCAAATCTCCCGGTCGTCCAGGTCGATCGTGTCGAGTTGATCCAGGTCGGCCCACGGCGACACAGCCGGGTCGGCCAGGTTCAGCCTGCCCGGGTCCGGCCCGTGTCCCCAATCCCGGTACCCGAGCCCTTCGGCCGCCGCGAGTTCCATCGCGGCCTCTTCGCTCTCGGTAATCGAGGCCCGCAGGATCGCCTCAGCGCGTTCCCTCAGCGCGAACATCGGCCCCGCGGTGTCACCCCGAAGCGGCGGGGTCGACGTGTAGATGATCTGGGGGTTCTGCCGCGCGCCCATCGTCGGCATCAGCGCGTCCTGCTGCTCGGTGGTGTACGCGAAGCACTCATCGATGATCACCAGGTCACCGGAGAAGCCCCGGCCGCTGGATTTGGACCGGGCGACGAACCGGACACGCTGCCCGTTGTCGAGGCGCTCGAACCCTTCCTCACCATTGGTGTTGCTGACCTTGATCAGCACGCCGTCGACCTCGATCAAGGTTTCATTGATTGCCCGCCCGAGCGCGATCAACAGCCACTTGAGACGCCGGAACGCCTCCATGGACGTCTTGTACTCGTGCGCCGACCACATGATCAGCGGCTCACCGAGCAGCAGGAACCCGGCCAACACCCGGGCCTCCAGGATGCCGCCCTTCCCGTTCTGGCGCGGCACCCATTCCGCGTACTCGAAACAGGCGTGCGTCCCGTCGCTGCGGTACGCGAGCAGCAACCGGACCGCGTCAGCCTGCCACTGATCCAGCGGCATCCCCGCCCGGACCATCAGCTCCGCTGCTTCGTCGCCGAGGCTGTAGGCGTACCGGGGTGCTACCTCAACCCGCGGTCTGAGCGCGCCGCGCGGCAATCCGAGAGGTGAGGTCACCAAGACCACTCGATCCTCCCGCTTCGCTCGTCCCGGACGCCTGCCCCGGTGTCGCGCCAGGGGTCGGCTTGCCGACCTTCGCCTTCTGCCCCTGGCGCAGCTCGGCGAGGATCTGCTTGTACGCCATCGCGTGCTGGCGAGCCTCCGACAGCGCCGAGTCGATGACCACGACCAGGCGGTCAGGGTCGCCTTTCGCTTCCACCAGTTCGACCCAATCGGCCGCGTCGCCCTGGAGGAGGCGGTCCAGCGCTTCCATCCGGTCCGCGATCCGGCACGCTTCCTCGATCAGCACCCGGTGTGCTGGTCCCCAGCTCTGACCGGTGGTCATCTCGCACCACAAGCGGTGTCCGCGCTCCCCCAGCCCAACCGGGGGTGTTGCCGGCGGTGCCGTTGCAACGGGCGCAACGGGCGTTGCCTGCGCTCCCGAGCTGTTCCCGGCGCGGCACTCCCGGTCGGGCAGGCACAACGAGTGGTCACCCCGGGCATGGGCCCGTGACCTGCGCGAACGCTCCGTGTTCGTCGCCACGTCAGGCCACCTCCACCCACCCATCAGAAACGGACATACGTCTCAAGAGGTACAGGGACAAGATCCAAAAGTTCACTACCAGGCTTCCCTGCCCGACTCGCAAGATCGAGCATCACCGCAGGTCAGAGGCTTGTCGATCAACGGCCAGCCCAGCAAAAGCCCGGGGGGAAAACAAAAAGAACAGCGTCGGCCTCGACAGTATGTCCCCCGTGTCAAAAAATGTCCGATTCTACAGGGCTGAGACCTGCGGCTATCACGCTGTGTGACTGTGGGTCAGATCGTGGCCGGATCGACCGTCACGAACCCGCGATCAACCGGCCGTGCCCTGCGTCGCGCGCCCCGGTCCCCGGCTTCCTGGTTGCAGCGACGTGGCCTGCCATCCGGCCGGGGCGGGCAGTGCGGGCAGCCGCGGGTGCCGTGCGCGGCACGGGAGTGCGCGGGGTCGTCGGGGTCGTAGCCGAGGGCACGCAACTCGGCGCGGCTCAGCGGGTAGTGGTCTGCCTCATCCGCTCCAGCGTGACCGCAGATGTGGCACACACCGTCGTCGCGCTCGATGACGGTGACTCGGCAGGCTCGCCAGCGTGCGCCGGACCGTCCGGCGTTGGGTCTGCTGGGGTCCCAGGTGCCCACGGTCACCGCCCTGGGAATGCGAACGCCCCGAACCAATTGGCCGGGGCGTTGGGTGCAGAGCACCCGATCTTGACCGTAGGGTAGGACACCCAACGTCAAGACGCAAGCAGGCGGGGGCGTGCGCCTGGTCGTCCCGCGTGTCCCGCTGCCCACGTCGCGGCTTCCACGGCGAGCACGTCGCGTTCTACGACCCGGCGGCCGGGCAGGGTGGTGAGCCGTCCGGTTGCGATCCAGCGGTTCACTGTGCGCACTGTGCGGCCTGCCACGGTGGCGGCCTGCGCCACGGTGAGCACGGTGGACAGCGGGTCAGCGGGGTTCAGGCGCAGGGTCACCAGTCCTCCAGGATGAGCGCCCCGCAAGATGAGCACAGGTACTCCCGTTGCGGGTTTGCGGGATTCGCGACCTCGTGCCGTTGACTGTGACCCCGGGCGGCGCACCGTTCCTGCCGCTCCTGCTGTTCGGCGTCGGCCAGCAGGCGTTGCGCCCATTCGAGTTCCAGGGACCGCGGTTCCCATGCTCCCTGGAGGGGTTCCGGCTGTGGTGTGGCGACCTTCCGGCACCACCAGGTTCGCAGCCGAGCTGAGACGCTCATCCCGCCATCGCCCCCTGTCCCGCCAACTCATCCTGGTATTCA